ATCAACGTGTAGTTTAACTAACCGAGACCCCTTCGGGGGTCTCATCTTAGGAGTTTTTATGAAACCTAAAGATATGCGAGTGAAGCTTAAGGAAGCGGGGATTACGTGCCCTGTTTCAAATAAAGACGTGATTGAACGATATAACGCGAATTTTGGTGAAAAGAAAACGATTGAAGACGCTCCTAAATTTGAAGGCATTCAGGTTGAAGCAGTGAATCTTGATACCGGAGACATCATTCCCACTATAGTGGAGCTTGTCTCAGATAATATTTATACCTATGTAGGGTCAGGCTGCACGCCGCCTGAAAGAACGAACTTTATGGGATTGCAGGAATTTGTCCGTGGTGAGCCGATTGAAGTGGTCGACCCATTTGTTAGGAAGAAGATTGAAAACCATCCTTGCTTTATAAAAGGCACCCCTAGTCTGACGAAAATGAGAGAAAATGACGAAAGAGAGCTTGAAGGTGAAATGAAGCGCAAACGTGCCGCAGAAGCACAACTTGCTGCGCGTAGAACAGGTTAATGGCAACCAAAGCCGAAGCTAAGAACCGCGCGTTAGAGTTATTGTTTGTTAAAACATTAGGCCAGAGTGCACAATCTCAGGACTTCGATCACATTGAAGACATCTACCTTGAGGTCTACACCGACTTAAAAACAGAGGGTATTGCAACGTGGGCGGTGGCAGGGACAATCCCTGACGATGTCATGCCTCACTTAGCCGCGTTAATGGCGTTTAATTCTGTTCACGTTAATGGACTTTCCCCTGAACGATACAACCGAATTTCAGCTAAAGCCTCGATTGCTAAAACTGAGATAAGAACCATTGTCACGCCTGATTACGAATCTTTGGAAGAGCCGGAAGACTTTTAATGCCCACGATTGATATTAATATTACCGGCGGAACGTATAAAAGCCGGTCACGGTCTTTGACGGCTCAAAAAACGCAGAATATGTACCCTGAGATCGTGGATGACGATGCACCCAAGAGTAAATACGTTTTACATGGATGGCCGGGGTTGACGTTATTTGGCTTAGTTCCGGGTGTTGATCGCGGAACGTTTAATCATCAAGGTATTCTGTATAAAGTCTCAGGTAATACGCTTTATTTAACCGATCAAGATGGTGCTCATTCTACGCTCGGAACAATAGAGGGGTCGGGGCGATGTGTTTTTGAAGGCATTGGCAGTGATTTAATTATTGTATCTGATGGGAGGGTGTGGGTTTATAATACTGCTCCCGGTGTCAATGATTTTATTTATACAGGTAAAAAAGCAACAGGACTGCTTTCAGGCGCAACAGATTTATTTGTTAGTCCAGACGGGAGTAATGTCTACACAACGATCACATCAGTCATTCAGCAATACTCTATTATTGGTGGCGATATATCTACCGCCGAAGATACAGGGAATACTTTTGATCCCTCCTCGGAAGAGCCTATCTCCAGTGGAATTTCTTTTAGTCCAGACGGATTAAATATGTATATCGTTGGAACAACCAACGACACTGTTTATCAGTACATTTTATCTGCCGCGTGGGATGTCTCGACAGCTAGCTATGCGTCTAAATTTTTTGATGTTTCTTCAGAAGATAACTTCCCGTTAAGTCTTGATTTTAATTTCGCAGGAACGATTATGTATGTTCTTGGTGGGACTGCTGATGATGTGTTTCAGTACACACTTTCAACCGCGTGGGATGTCTCGACAGCTAGCTATGCGAGCAAATCGTTAGATTTGTCATCGGAAGGCGGCACAATGGAGGGGATAACGGTCAATCTAGACGGAAGTATTCTTCTTGCTGTTGATGCAGGCAACGATACTGTTTATCAGTATAATTTAACCACGAGTCACGATCTATCTACCGGCAGTTATTCTGGATTGTCGTTATTAATCTCATCAGAACAAATAGCTCCCGCGGGAGTTTTTTTTGATAACAATGGAACTACTTTTTATCTTTGCGGCAACAACCCTCTAGGGGTCTATCAATACAGTTCCACCAAAGAAGTTACTGATTCAGACCTAGAAACTCCTAACGCCGTAGCCGTATTAAACAACCAAGCTATTTATGACGGCGATAACGCAAGATGGTGTACCTCTGACGTAGGCGATGCGTCATCAATAACAGCAGCTAACTATGCTTCGGCTGAATCCTCTCCTGATAACCTACTAAGACCGTATGTTTACGATCAAATTCTTTATTTGTTTGGCGAAAAAACAACCGAAACATGGTACAACTCAGGGGTTGGAAACCCGCCTTTCGACAGAATAGAAGGCGGGATATTTACTATTGGCCTTGCGGCGATTCATTCAACTGCTCACAATGACAATAATCTTTATTTTTTAGGCGATGATAATAAAGTCTACCGCCTACCTACAAAACAAAGCGTATCAGATATAGCGTTAACCCATGCCATCGAAAGTTATACCGCTGTCGCAGATGCCATCGGTTTATGTTATTCATTTGAAAACCAGAACTTCTATCAACTAACTTTTCCATCTGAGAATAAAACATGGGTCTATTCAGAGCCAACCAACCAGTGGATTGAATTACTTTCCGGTAATGGTCGGTATTTCGGTAACTCTCATGCTTATGCTTACCGTAAAAATCTCATAGCAGATTACCGTAATGGAAATATTTACGAACTCGATATTAATGCGTTTGATGATAACGGGACAACGGTTAAACGGATAAGAGAGACTGGCGCTATTCATGGTGGGTTAGTAGGTGCGCCGGGTAAACGTATAGAAATGAACCGTTTTGAACTCATTATGGAAGTTGGGGTAGGGGTAAGTGCAGGACAAGGTATCGAGCCAGTTGTGATGTTGTCTTACTCTGACGATGGAGGGAAGACGTTTTCAACCGAACGATGGGGAAATATAGGCCATTTAGGTGATTATTTAAGAAAAGTTGAATGGCACGGATTGGGGAGTTTTGAGAGCCGGATTATACGAATTTCCATCTCTGACCCTGTCCAACTGTCTATTCACTCTGCTGCTGCGGATATAGAGGTCGGGGTATGAGTGTTCGCCCACCCACCCCGCCCATAAAAATCCCCAAAGTGTTTACAGAAGACCCGGAAGTTTTTAAGTTTATACAACAATTGGTAAATTCTAATTATCAAAAATGGGCTGAAAGACGTGAAGGTAGTTTTACCCCTGAGATATATGACGATTCTTTTAGTAACGGCGAATCCCAGACGTATTCACTACAGGCGGGATATTATTATCGAATAGGTGATTTGATTACGTTTTTCGGAGAAATTACTATGACCTCATTGGGAAGTTTAACAACATCACAGTCTGCCCAGCTTGGGAATCTACCCTTTCCCGCGAAGAACCTATCCGGCGCAGGGGGCGGATTGACGATACATAGAGCGTCCAGCTTAAGTATAACCGCAGGATACAGTGTCTCCGGGTTCATTCAGCCCGGACAAAGTTATGCCACTTTAAGGTTGTGGGATTCGACCGGGGGGCAAACCGATTTAACATTGGCGGAATTAACCGCTGCTGGCAGCATTGCTTTTGCAGGAAGTTATCTTGCCGAGTAAAGAGGAAATATAATGGGAATTGCTAATCTTGCTATAGGTACAGTTTTTGGTGGCGATCCACTCGACTTGTCGGGTGAAGCCGCCGCTGGCGCGACACGAGAAGCGGCTAATATTCAGTTAAGATCGACTCGTGAAGGCATCGCTGAGCAAAAACGTGCTCGACTGCAAGCCAGAGAAGATTTACAACCTTTCCGTCAAGCAGGCGAACAGAGTCTTTCGGGGTTGTCGAATCTAGTCACTTCACCAGAAGCGCAGACTGATTTCATTCAAAACAACGAATTTCTGGACTTTATCACGGGAGAGGCCGCGACTCGGCTGGGGCAGAATCCGCTGACTTCGGGAGGGTCAGACCAATCCGCCAGAGCCAGAGAAAACAGTTTAATGCTTCTCGCGCCGGATTTAATCAATCAAAGCTTCTCTCAGAGATTTAATCTAGCTGGATTGGGGGCTAACGCCGCCGCACAGCAGGCTACACAGACGTTAGGAGTGGGCGCGAACATTGCCGACCTGTTTACACAGGGCGCTAACGCGCAGGCTGCGGGAGTCGTAGGGGCGCAAAACGCCCAAACGAATGCACAAAATCAAGCGGCAGCCGGTCTGTCGTCTTACTACGCGAATAGGTGATATATGGGTGTTCTTGATGATTTAAGCGGCTCTCTTGAAGGTTTAGCAACCACAGGAACGGATGCAGCGATAGAGGCTGCACGCATTCAAGCCCAAGGCGCGACTGAGGGCATTGACGAACTAAGAGAGGCCAGAGAACAAGCAAGGGCTGATTTAGACCCTTTTAGACAACAAGGCGCTGGCCTCGCACCGGGGCTGGCTAACTTATTAACCGATAAAGGCGCACAAAGAGATTTTCTTGCTCAAAACCCTTTCTTCAAGCCTTTAGCAGAAAAAGCTCAGCAGGATATTTTTGCCAGTCAAGCCGCAAGAGGGAAAGTGGGGTCAGGTGAAACAGGGAACATTTTACAAAATAAGCTCCTACAAA